GGAAAAGAGGTGAGAAGATAACCTCCCATATAAAAACCAAAACCATTTATGTCGCTGTTGTATGTTACGACAACAGTTTTTTGGTCAGGAACCCACATAGCATCACTTGTTTGACTAAAAGAATTTAGACCAATCAGTAATAAAATTGTTGTTAGATATGTTTTCATACTGCAAATATAATATTTTTACCCCACCTTTACAAAAAAATTAATGGTTCAGTCCAAGTGTCTTGTTTTACACATTTTTATAGATATTTAGAAGAATGGAACCAATAATATGTTCTTACGGGTGTGGAAAAGAAGCAAAATTTTTTTTCAAATCAGGTAATGGTTGTTGTGAAAAATCACCTAACACATGTGAAGGGAAAAGAAAAAAAGATTCTGAAAAAAAGAAAGGGAAATTTTTAGGGATTCCATATTGGTCTTTCAGTGGGAGAACTTTACCAATAATACCTTGGAATAAAGGAAAATTAGGGGTCTATTCTGATGAACACAGAAAAAAAATTAGTGAATCGTTAAAAGGGGTTGCCAAAGGAATTGCCTCTTCCCCTGAAAAAGAAAAAGAAAGAAGGATTAAGATTTCTGAAACCATGAAAAAAAATCCTTCGTCGGGAGGTTTAAGAAAAGGGAGTGGTAGGGGTAGGAAAGGTTGGTACAAGGGATATTGGTGTGATAGTAGTTGGGAATTAGCTTGGGTAATTTACAATATAGACCACAATATTAAATTCGAAAGGAATCGTTTGGGATTTGAATATGAATATAAAAACCAAAAAAGAAAATATCATCCAGATTTTAAAATACTAGAAACTTTTTATGAAATAAAAGGTAGAAGAAGTTTCGAAAAAATGGATGAAGAAAATAAAGAAAAGATTAGACAATTCGAAAATAATCTCATAATTTTGTATGAGAAACAAATGAAACCCTATTTAAAGTATGTGACTGAAAAATATGGTAAGGGTTTTATAAGATTGTATGAATAATGGAGAGGGTCCGAATGGACGAGGACACTGACTTGAAATCAGCTGGGTGTAAAAGCTTTGGGGGTTCGATTCCCTCCCTCTCCGCAGATAAAAGGTGGATAACTTCCACCTTTTTTATTTTGACTTGTAAATTTTTATATTCTATCTTTTAAAAAAAATAGTTATGTCCCGAATAGATGAATTAAAAAAACAGTATCCCGAATTGAATGTGTCCTTTTTGGATATGATAACAAATTTGGATACCTCAAAAAGCTACAAATACACTCCATTATTTTGTAAACTTTTTGCAAAAAGACTGAATCTGAAACATAATTCTATTGGTGAAGACTTCAAGGACGTAAAATTGAGATACGAATCTGGTTTGATTAACAAGGGAATATCCACAATGGATTTGACCGATAATCAATTGTTCGTCTATAACATGTTTACTGAGTATTTCCCTAGTGAGATTTTCTTTACTTTGAAAGAGTTCATGTACTTCATGGAGAAAAATCAAATAGAAAATAATGATGTTACCTCTTATTCCACCATCGATGAAATGAGAAGTGCAATAACTTTGGCGTCAATGAAAGAACTCACCAAAGAACTTGAGGGTCAGGTTATAAAAGAATTTGAAGATGAGATTTGGGTTGCGGTTAGACCTTTGACCTTTGAAGCATCTGCAAAGTATGGTACAGGTACAAGATGGTGTACAACATATCAAGCAGAAAAAAATTATTTTGAAAGATATTGGAGAGGCGGAATTCTATGTTATTTCATTAATAAAAAGACTGGTTATAAGTTTGCAGGTTACAGAAGCCTACCAGATAGAGAAATGAGTTTTTGGAACTCCTCTGATAATCGTGTTGACTACTTAGATTTGGAAATCGAAGATTACATGTTTACCAAAATTAGAAAAATTTTTAGTTCCGAGTTTACTAACAAAAACCTTTCTTCGGATGAAATTCAAGATTTGGTTCACAAAGAGTGTATTGAGGCTTACGAACATCTGAAAAAGGAAGTGGACTATAGAGAGGTCCCAATACAAGTGCCTTTGGAACAGTTATTTGAAGACATTCCCAATCAACCAAACGCCGCTTTGAGAGAGGCCGCAGAAAGATATAATGAAACGGGAAATGTTACTATGACTGCGGCTCCAATATATGAACAAGTTGAAGCTCGGATAGTTCCGATGAGAGGATAAATATTAGACCCACCAAAACGGTGGGTTTTTAATTTGTATCTCTTAGTATTTATGATAAGATGAGAACACTTAACGAAATTTTAGACAAATATAATGTTACCGAAAAAAATGGTTCATCAGGTAATTTAAAATCCCTGAAGAAAACCATAGAAGAACTTGAAAAATTTAATAAGGTTCTCCTTCTGCCTTGTTCAAACAGATATAATTGGGATTTGGGTAATATGGATATACCAAAATCTACAATTCTTGCAATGGTTATTGATGAATACCTCGGGGACAAATCAGTTCTTATAGATGTTCCAGAATTGAAAATATACCCTTGTGAGGGTAATGTGTCTCGAGCCGAAGGTAACTCCTGTGGTTTGAAAAAAGCAATGCTCAAAGACAAAACAAAAAATCCGTCAGGAGAGCATAGATGTTGGGCGAGTCTTAATAACAAAGACGATGAACTTTGGAAAATTTCGAAAGAGCTTTTAGAATCCGATGCTGTGATTTTCTTTTCTTCAGTCAGATGGGGTCAGGCAAACATGTTTTATCAAAAATTGATTGAAAGACTTACTTGGTTAGAAAATAGACATACAACATTGGGAGAAACCAATATTATAAAAGACATCCAAAGTGGATTTATATGTGTAGGTCAAAACTGGAAAGGTATTGATGTTGTTGATACCCAAAAAAGAGTTCATTTCTATTATGGATTCAAACCAAACGATACTTTTTATTGGAACTGGCAGTATACTAACAAGGTTTCGGATGAAACTCAAAGGTCTTACAAAGATGCCTTCCCTAAGTTTGTTGAAAAATTTGATATAAGAGACTTAATCTAAACGTCTCTAAGAATTTTTTCCAGTTCTTTCCAGTTATTTGAAATATCTTTTTTTGTTTTCCCTTCTGTTAAAATTAAGGTTACGTTGTCGGATTTTTTTACTGGTACTTTACCTTTCAGCTTTTCATAAATCTCTCCTTTATCAACCATCCCCAAAACACCCTTAGTTTGATACTTCCTGAGTTTTTTCAAGAACTCATCATGGGTATAAGGTAATTTATAATTTTTGTTTTCGTAAAAGAATTTTCTATTTGTTTCAGGATTCAATAGTTCAACTCCACCGTTTTTTATTCTATTTTTGGTATGGACTAAAGTTTTAAATATTTTTCCGTAGTGGTCATCGTTATTGATATGTCCTGCACATGAAGGCGTTGTGGAAATATTTTTTTTGTGTAATCCTATTACTATTTCTTTTAAATCTTCATCTAAAGTGTTGTAGAAATTTTTGTTGTTTGGTAGAACAAATTCTCTTGGTGATTCATAGAAAAAAAACCACGGGCACTTTGGCGTTTGTAACCAAAAACCTTTGTGGAAATTTTCATGAGGTATCAATTCAGAATTCAATTTCATAGTTCTTCTATTTCAACAACGAGATTACCTTTTCCCTTTATAACTCTATGCCAAACAAGTTTTGGAATAAAAAGTTGTTTCGCAGATTCCAATTTGGTTGGCAACGAATCTTCCATTTGAAATTTCCAATCACCACCATCGATTACTGTGACCTTTCTGTCTTTAAGGTCTTGATGCCATTTCAATTCCTCCGATTCAACGTCAGGACTGAAAATCCTTATCAATTTTCCTTCTTTTTCAATTTGTTCAAATGGATATTCCATATTAAAATAATGGTCTTTTGTCCCAATGAATTTTTACCTTAGAGTTTATTGAAAATATTTTCAAAAAATCAACTATTCTTTTTTCTATACCCGACAAAGACATTTTGGGCGTGTTCTTTGGAGTAACATCAATGAAAACATGGAATATTGGAGGTTGGTAACTTCCGAGTCTTAAATCATTAATGTTCAGAGATATCGGTTCACTTCTATTTTCATTGTAACTTGGGAGCACAATATTATCAAGATAACCTTGTAAATAATGGTGGATTCTTTCGGTGTTCATTACCAAGAGTTTGAGGATGATAATCCCAACTGTTTGGCATATCTACCGACATTACAAGACCAGTATCCTGCAGTTGTTCTATCTTTCTTTTGGTCACATCTGTGTCTAGCTCTGAAAGATTTGGCTGCCCCTTTATTTCTATTTCTTACTTTCAGTTTGGGGTCACCAAAAGTCACTTTTTTAACACCACCACCTGGTGATTTCACATATACTGCAAATTTCTTCGGTCCTCCAGGTGTTCTGAATGGTTTACCAAGTTTTACATTTTTTCCTCTGTGTTTTGCTTCTTCTAAAACTTCTTCTTCATCTAATTCAAAAGGAGCGTCCAAATAAACAATTTCTTCACCTATCTTTACTCTTTCACCTAAATTACTTTCAACCATCATAGTATCTTCTTCATTTAAATGAATTTTACCTTGTGACCAAAGTTTTCTAACCTCATTTACGAGGTCAAAGTAACCTTTAGAATAGACTCTAAAAACATTATCTGTTAAGGACAAATTATTGTCCATATGGTATTGAAGTGCGTCCGACACCTCAACATTTTCTTTCAAAACCAAAGTTTCATTAACTTCTTTTTCGAGAGCTTCTTTAATTATTTGTCTTAAATTTTTCATAAATTATGAATTTGGCTTTAATACTGCTAGTACTTCAGGATATTCTTTATCAAGAACTTCCTCGTTCTTACCCTCATAGGGGATATTTTGTAAAACATATCTGATAGCGTTTAGACCTGAAACTCTTTTGTCCTCAGCATCAATAATAACCCAAGGATGATTAAGAGTGGACGTTTTATCAAATAACTTTTCTTTGAACTCTGTAAATCTATCCCACAAATCTTGCATTTGCGAATCGTTTGGAGAATACTTCCAATATTTTAAAGGAGATTGTTGTCTCATTTTAAATCTTCTTGATTGAGTTCCCTTGTCGATTGAAAACCACAACTTGAAAAGATAATCTCCGTCTTTTACTAAATCGTTTTCGAAATCCTCAACGTTTTCCATAAAATCTTCATATTCTTCAGGTGAACCGTAACCCATCACAGGTTCTATCAAACCTCTATTATACCAACTTCTGTCGAAAAGGTTAATCATTCCAGGTTTGATTTGTTTTCTATATCTACCCCACCAATCTTTCTTATCTTCTGGTGTAGGAACACCTAAAGCAATTACGTTATAGTATCTTGGATTTAAATTCTCAATGAACTTTTTAATTGTCGAGCCTTTTCCCGCAGAATCCCTTCCTTCAAAAACAATAATGACTGTCTTATTTGTTTTTTTGAGCCATTCCTGTAATTTGAGAAGTTCAACTTGAAGTTCGTATAGTTCTTTTCTGAATACTTTTTTCGGAATCAATGATGGCTCTTCTATTTCGAATTCGTAATCTTCGCTTTCAGGTTCTATTCCGTATCCACTCCTTTCCCTGTATTTCAGGGAGGTCAGAATTTTACCTAAATAATCTTCAACGTTTTTACTTCTATCACCTTTTTTCAACAAAACTTTTCTTAGACCTCTATTCATCATGTCGAAATCAATAATCTGATTGTTAGAATAATCAGAAATATCCATCAACATTTTTTCAATTTTCTTATTGTAAAGTTTAAGAAATTGTAAAGTTTCGACAAAACTTTTCAGGTTAACATTCATTTTAAGGTTACTCACCTTCTCCTCTTCTGATATGAAACCCATAACAGCACGTATTCTCCCAACTTCATTTAATATAGACATCCAAAATTGTTTATTAATAAATACTATTTTAATCCAAAAATCTGTATTTATAGATACCAAGATACTTTATCAAATGAAGATTTTTCTATCATTCATACTAGTCATGTTATGTTTTGTTCCTATCCACGAACAAGACCCAAAGAGGATTTATATACATCCGATTGAAAACAAAATTCAAATAGGTCCTATGGTAAAAAACCGTAACCTAACATTTGGAGTAAAAAACATAATATTAGAGAGTCTACAAGAGATGGACTACACACTTGCAGATTCGATTCAAAATTCAGATTACTCACTCAAAGTCGAGCTCATATATTTCGACACCACCCGTAACACCATTAGGTTTGGTTCTAACGGGTACGAAACAGTGGAAAGCGTCTGATGTAAATAAAAATGGTGTTATAGATTTTGGAGACGCTTATTTGGTAGCATCTCACATTACAGGTTCCAGACCAATTACTGAGGTTCTTTGGTTTTCCTCGACAAATTATGATTTGATAAACAAAAATAACTTTGGTACTATCACTCCTGTTACCTCATTCACATTAAATTTTGTTACAACAAGTTTAACTCAAAACATCAAATATTGTGTTTTGGGGGATGTTAACTTATCTCATTCCTCACAGTAGAAAGTATTTATATAAAAAGTAAATTACTATGCTACTTAAAGTTGGGTCTAAAGGAGAAGACGTAAAAAAACTCCAATCTAAATTAGGTTTAGGTTCAGATGGAATTTTTGGTAGAGGAACTGAGGAAGCGGTGAAATCGTTTCAGTTAAAAAACGGTCTAACCCCTGACGGTATTGTTGGTGAACAAACATGGCAAAAAATTATGGGTCAGGCGGTTTTGATTACTGAACCCGCAAAACCTACTCAAGTTTCACAACCTGTGGTTTCAAGTGGTAATCTAAAGTTGGAAAACCTGAAAGGACATATTCCTGATACTGTAATTTCTCAAATTCCTGAAACGGCATCAAAGTTTGGTATCGACACCCCATTGAAGTTGGCACATTTCTTGGCACAATGTGGCCACGAATCGGGCGGATTCAAACTCACTCAAGAAAACTTAAATTATTCTGCACAAGGTCTTAAAAATATATTTCCAAAGTATTTTCCAGGTAATCTTTCAGAATCCTACGCAAGAAACCCACAAAAAATTGCAAGTAAGGTTTATGGTGGTAGAATGGGTAACGGTGCTGAATCAACAGGTGAAGGATTTAAGTTCAGAGGTAGAGGATACATACAATTAACAGGAAAAGATAATTATACCGCATTCGGTAAAGCAATTAACGAAGACGTTATTTCAAATCCTGACTTGGTTTCAACAAAATATCCTTTATTATCTGCTGCTTGGTTTTTTAGTAAGAACTGTTTGAAAAGATGTGTAGATGCGTCTGATGCAACTGTAACATCTGTTACAAAATGTGTGAACGGGGGAACTATCGGTTTACCTGATAGACTTAAACATTTCAAAGAATACTACAAATTATTATCCTAAATTTTTTTTGATAGTTTTTTGTTGGTATCTTTGTGAAAACTTATTTTATGGAACTTATCATGGACATCAACAAGGCAAAATCAGAAATTAATTGGATTATAAGAATGGTAAACTCAGTCAGGTCAAAAGACCAACTAGATACTGCGTTGAAATGTTATTTCCTTTGGGAATTAAAACATTTATCAAAAAATCCTAATCATCCTTTACGGTCAGTTCTTAAAAGTGAGTTTTGGGCCTGCTATAAGAATAAAGAATCTCAATTTTCTTTCCCTCAATAGGTTGCAAATTGATATTTTTTGTAGATTTAATATATTTATCTCTACATCACTCTTTGGAGTGTTCTCATATATCCCTTTTCCAAAAGACCCGTCAGATTTATTTGTCGGGTCTTATTTTTTTTAATATATTTGCACTATGGAAGAAAAGGAAATTTATCAATTTATTGAAACCGCAATCATAAGATGGTCAAATGATGGTACAAAAACCGCAGGAACATTAACAAGAGAAATTATAGAAATAATAAAACAAAACAAATGGAAATAAAATTTGCAGATAGTTTTTGGAAGTCATTGAAAGTGATGGCAAGACATCAAACTTGGTGGTATAAAACCTATGAAGTTTTTAGATATAAAATACCTATGTTTTTTGAAAACGTTTGGTATTTCAGAAAGGTGCTTTGGAGATTCAGGTCTTGGGATTATACTTTTAACTTAATGATGCTGTCCAAATCCCTTGAAAAAACAGCACACACACTTGAATTTCATGGATTTGAAATCGAAGAAACCAAAAACAAAAAGGTTGAAAAAATTAAGAGGGTTATCGAAATCATCAATTCTTTAAACGAATCAAACTATATTACTAAAGCCGAAGAACAACTTGGAGAGTTAAGAGGTGTTGAATTTTGGGAAGATAAAGAGGACACTCCTGAAGATAAAGAACACAATAAAAAAGTTTTTGACTTATCCTCAAAAATGGAGGAGGATGAATGGAGTGAATTGTTTGTTATTCTTAAGGGCCAAAATCATCAAGATTATGCCAAGTTGATGGATAACGCAACTGAAGAAGAAAAAATGAAAACTGACCTTTGGAACAAGTGGTTTGATGGGTCAGGTATGAAACATTGGTGGGATTAAAAAATAATTAAAATATGTGGAAAGTTTATCTGTTAATGTACACGATTGTTGCAATAATATCCTACCTTTGGGTTCGAGGAATTGATTATATGAATCGAAATTACCCTGATTATAAAGGGGAGGATTTTTTAAATTGGGACGAAGATGAAAACGATAAAAATAACATTCATAAGTGATACTCATAACAAACATGAGTACTTAACCTCTAAGGCATACAACAATATCTTAGGTAGTGGTGACGTACTTGTTCATGCGGGTGATATCAGTATGATGGGTAAGACAGGAGAAATCAAAAATTTCTTAGATTGGTTTTCTAATGTTAATTACACTCACAAGATTTTCATTGCAGGTAACCATGATTGGGGATTTGAATTGATTAGTGATATTGCACCCGAATATAAAGAGAAAGGTGTTCATTATCTTTTCGATAGTGGTGTTGAAATCGAAGGAGTGAAGTTTTATGGTAGCCCGTGGCAACCTGAGTTTTTCAATTGGGCATTCAACCTGCCAAGAGGAGAAAAACTCGCAGAAAAATGGGCTATGATTCCTGGTAATACCGACATCTTAATCACTCACGGTCCCGCACATGGAATGCTGGATTGGGTTCCAAATAGTCAAAGAGTTGGTTGTGAGGATTTGTTCCAAAGAATCATGGAAATTCAACCTAAAATCCACGTTTGCGGTCACATCCATTGTGCCTATGGACAAAAAAGTTTCAACGGTGTAGAATTTTTAAATGCATCTGTGTTAGGTGAAAGATATACTCATGAGAATAAACCAATTTCTCTTTTATTTGATACTGAAACAAAACAAATCGATTACCCATGAAAAATGAAACTGTAATCTCAGAACTCAAAAAGTTGAATCCTGATGATTCTGTGAAAGTCACTGTAGACCTTTATAGAAAATCTCTTCTTGAAATTTGTTATCATAATGGTTCAAAGTATGGTAAAAAATTTACTTGTGATAGTGAAACATATTGGAGAGGTGCAAGTCTTGCTTGTGAACAATTCAATGTTCAGGAACTAATTGAACTTTTGGAATCCAAAGAGTTAAGCGAACTTCAAGATGTGGATTTCCCTGATTTGTCTGTAGAGACCACTACGGATGGTAACGTTGACGTAACTAATGTCGAATGGGAAGAACCCTTGACTGAAGAAGAAGAGTCAGAATTCAGTTCTATGGACTTATATTGGGATTCTGAGATTACAGATTCTGAGTTAAATTTTGGAGCAGGTAGTATTCACACTATGATGATTGAAAAAGATGATTCTATAATTGCAAAAATTTCTGAAAATGAAAATTAATGACGGTCATTATTTAGAATTAATGGATAGACTACACGTTCAAACATGTATGATTGATTCCCATCTATCAAGTCATCCATTAACTAAAAAATTAAAAAAAGTTAGAAAACTAATTGATACTGCTCAGTGGTCACTATTGGAAGCTTATCAAGTGGTTGGACAAAAAGATTATGAAAGAGAACAAAAAAATAACCCAATTGCTGAAGTTATATTTAGACGACATAAGAAGTCCGAAAAGTGATGGTTGGACAATTGTTAGAGACTATGATGAGTTTGTAAAATTCATTGAAAAAAACGGACTTCCTGATGAAATTTCTTTTGACCATGACTTGGGTGAAAATACTAAAACGGGGTATGACTGTGCAAAATGGTTATGTGAATACTGTTGGATGAACGGGATTCCAATTCCTACATATAACGTTCATTCTGCTAACCCTGTTGGACGTGATAACATAATTGGTATACTTCAATCATTTGAAAAAAAGTTGAATAATTAAAAGGTGAGATAAATCTCACCTTTTTTTGTATTTATATACATGAGTGTTTTATCAAGACAACCCTTAAAAATTTTACTTACAGTATCAAAATTATTGATAGAAAATGAGTTTTATTATAAAAACCCTTGGGACGACACTGATGATAATATGAGTAAATTGAAAACTAGTACAGGGTGGATTGGAGAAAATTTTGATGAAGACGATATGGAATTTATCGCAGCCTTTATATTAGAAAATCTAAAAACAATACTCAGTTCTATACATAATGAACTAACAAACTCTGAAGCGATTGAAAGGTTATCAATACCAAGAAAACATAACTATAAGGTTTGGTATGAAATATGGGGGTCCGCAACACTAACTGAGAAATATAATACTAGATGGGAATCTTACCATAAAAATTGGGTAAAAGATTCATTGAGGCACAGTTATAATGAAGGAAATTTTGATTATTTTCAAGGAAATTATGACGAACATGAATCAGATAATTTTGAACCTGATAATTTCGACATAACTTACGTTAATGAATTGAATGAAACAAAAAAACCAATCTTGGACAAATTGGTTGTTGAAAATACCAAGGACTTATTAGATAATTTGGATAGAGATACTTTGGTGAAATTGAGAAATCTAATTAATCAGAAGCTTTCTTCTTAGCTTCTTTTGCAAGTTGACCGATTGTTTTTTTCTTGGACCCAGGGTGTACGTATCCCCTTTTGTATTTATATTCAACTTCTACAGGACCATTTGTTGTGATTTTGCTGTTATATCTCCATATTGAGATACATTCATCATCTTCAAATACGTATTCGTATTTTGTTGGTTTTGGTTCGGGTTTTTTTTCGAATGGCATAAAGCAAATTTACTCATTATCACACTTAACACCAAGAAAATCTTCATCAAAAGATTTTGGTAATCCTTTACCAGAATCGTATACCCAATTACCGCAGTCTCTTTTTTTCTCTGCAGGGTACACCAAAATTCCACCTATATCGTATGAAAGTAATTTTGAATATTTTGCTTGGAAACTTTTGATTTGGATTGGTATCCACTTATCATCAAACTTAACCATTAGGTCACATTGAAATGTTATATCAACTAAATTTCCATAAGATGAAAAACTTTTGATATTTCCCTCAGGTATTCCATTCATCAATAAATCACTTATGAAGTCCCTTTCTGCCAACTCACCTTTTTCTGTAGTTTTTCTAACCCTTTCAACCATTCGATTGTAATCATAATCAGATTCAGAATCATCGGCACTAATCAGTAATGATATTATATCTACGTCTGCTAAACTCAACTCGGGTACTTTCAGTTTTATCAAATTGCTTTGTTGTGGACCAAACTCGGACAAATCTACCACTTGGTCAATCGGCCTTTCCTCAAAATAACTTTTTACCTTTTCATTAACAGTATTTCCCACCAATAATCCTGCAACATCGCTTTTAGCAATTAATTTTATCCAATTAGTATAATTTGTGTTAATTCTATTCAAAATAGACCAATCATCTTTCTCAACAAAACCAAAAAAATCTCTTGCACCTAACTGTCTAATTAACTTGTTACATTCGTTCGTTATAGTAGATTTATATTCTCTATCGGGAAAATCGAATTTTCGACCAGTATCCTGAATGTTATTTTTGAAAAAAATAAGGTCCCTCACGTTTTGTAAAATCCAATTTCTTTCGGGTTGTCCTACCTTAACGTTTTTATTATTCTTGAGCATGATTTTTTTATTGCTCCTAATTAGGTCATTATAGGTTTTAGTACCTAAATACTTAATCAAATCATGTATTTTCTGATTTGTTCTTATCGAATCCAGAATAGAAGTTGCATAATATTCTTTTTTGAATTGTGAAACGGCTTTGTTGTACTCGGCTTTTGTAATCTTACCGAAAACTTTCAATTTTCGGCCTATGTCTCGTAAAGTAATATCAGGACCTTGATAATTTCTTAACATTTCATAGGTATCATACTTCTCTACTTGTTCTACCAAGAATTTTCGAATTACTTTATTCATTAACAATAAATACCGAAAATAAATAAAAACCTTTGAATGTTTAATTTCCTGTATAGTTCCCAATAAATGTTAAGGGTTGATTGTTTTCCAAGGCTTGGAAAATTAAATTTTCAATATTTTGTGCAGGTACTCTATAATGTACTCTAATGAGTTTTATTCCTTTCTTGAAACAATAATCGTCTTTTAATTTATCGTTTACCTGGGTAATTTTGAAATTTTCCAATCCATACTTTGAACTTGGTTTAAAATGTTGTTCACCGTCATATTCTATTGCAGTATTAATTTCAGGGATATAGAAATCTAATCTTAATGGTGAACCTCCTATACCCTTCAAATCAGGAATCGTTACTTCACGATTTTTACATCTTCTTGATTCCAAACATTTTGGGTCAATTAAACCTTTTTCAACCAAAATTTTTGAAACTAATTTTTCTCCTGCGGATTCATCTTCAGGAACAAAATGGGACGATATTGAATCCCAAAAACCTGGTACAGATTTGTTCAATTTTCTCGCCGAAGTATAATGTAGCGGAGAATTTTTTCTGAACTCCGCATCGGTTTTGAACTTTTTTGCTTCTTTGTTAAGGTCTTCATCTGAATACCTACGTTTTCTATCCAAGTAACATTCTCTACAACCTATTCCTTGTAAATGTTTATGAGGAGTAACCTCAAATTCTCCGTGTTTGGGGCATATAACTTTAATTTTCGAATGAGAATCTTTATAGTCAGTTTGACTATAATCGTACTTATCTCCATGTACCTCTTTTGCTTGTCGTATAAATTCTTGGGGGTCTGTTTTGTTTCTTTCTAACCAACACTGTGGACATCCTTGACCTTGTAAATGTTTTCTTGGCTTTTGTTCAAATTCTCCGTGTTTGGGACATATAATTTTAACTTTATTTTCGATGCCAATATAGTCAGTCACTGAGTAATCGTATTTTGGATTACCATTGTCGTCGACATGTATTTTTTTTGAAGCATCAATGAAGTCCTGAGTAGTATTTTTTTTTCGGCCACCTACTTCAATCAATCGGGTATACTGTGATTCTGTTATGATAATTTTCATCAACAATAAATACCGATGTAAAATTAAAATCCCCTTCATTTGGAAGGGGATTAGTTAATTTACTCTTCGGGTTTTCCTTTGTTAATCCATTTGTCTATTGAGCCGATTCCAAAAGAACCAAGAACTAACCAAAGAAATGCATTGAAGATGAACTCGTTAATCACAAGGTCTTTACCTAATGAACCTGTTATGATATCTGCAATGGCAAAACTAGTCATCATAACAAAAGCTAAAAATCCAACGACACTTTTTTCATTGATTGAGTTGTTGTCGTTAAACAACTGTGTAAAAAATTTTTTCATAGTATTGGTAATTTACTTACCAATAAATATCTTTCAATTATTAAACTTGCACAGTTCGTGTACCCAAATTGGTCTTGCTGTTGCCTTTTTTTTATTTATAAAAATCATTTTTTATCCACACTGACCCCAATTTATCACAAGAGTTCCTGTAACTTGAATAAAAGTTGCACCATCTGTAATTGTGAACTTCGCATTTATCGGAGGGATGTTCAGTTCTTTATTTCCAAACACATGGTCACCAGGTCTCAACAAATGAAAAGGCTTATAAGAATAAATGGTAACGTTGCTAGGTGTTCCATAATCTATTGATTCGCAAACGTCTTGATACCAACCTCCAGTAATTAACCTTTCCATAAAAATTGGGGTAGATGAAACTGTGGGTGTTGGTGTATAAGTTGGGGTTGGAGTTGGTGTATGGACTGTGGGTGTTGGTGTTAGTGTTGGTGTAACGGATGGTGTTAGTGTAGCAGTAGGGGTTGCTGATGGACAAGGTCCAAGATTTTCAATGGTCAAAGGTGAACTATATTCTTCCTGAATTAAATTTTCAGCACAAACATAAGCCCTATCTAAAGGGTTCAAGGGGGAAACACTTATAATTCCTTCAGTACATCCAGTCCATCTGTAATATCCTTCTTCAACATTGTTATAATTGGTAATTTCGTAGTAGTTACACGCCATAACAATAAATAGAATGGGTGTATAAAAAAAAAGGGGACACCGCCGTGTCCCCCTAATCTCCGTCGAGATAATTTTGGTCTAATTTTTTTGGACAATGGGCGAGAGACCGATAAACCCGAGGAAGTGGACAACTTCTGTTTCTAATTTAACGCCCGAAACATCCAAAAAGGGCTGTGGTTTTTAGTTTATTAAGGATTAAACTGGATTCACCTTTCCGTATAAACCTCCCGTGTTTTGATTAACCTTTTTTTCTAATTTATAAAGCGGAGAAGAAATAAGGTTGGGTGAGTATGGGTAACCACCACAAAAAAAACATTCCGCTGTCCATTTGTCTTACAAAGATAAGAAAGATTTTAATGCCTTCCAAATCTTTTCAAAAAATTCAGATAAAAATCTGAATTTTTTGTGGTTGGGAGTGGAGTCGAACCACTGGCTCACGGTTTTCACCCGTTGCTCTACCCTAAACCCCGAAGAGTAACTGAGCTACCTCAACCAATTGTCTTACAAAGATAAGTTATCTTTTTCAGACCGCCAAATTTGTAAGAACTTTTTTTTTGTTTGAATACCGAGTATCTTTCATCGCCTGTAAGTTTCAAACTCAATACAAATTTAATCAGAGATTTTCATTCCGTCAAATTTTTTTTAATATTTATTTTTATGAAAAACTTTTTATTAATTACAATCTTTTGTCTGAGTGGATTTGTATCTTTTTCTCAAGATACAATCAGAGTTAAACACACCAACTATAGTACGGTTTTTTCAAAATCAAAAAAGTACCCTATAGTTGTAGAATGGTGGGTCACCAAAAAAATGGTGGATTGTCCAACACCACTGAAAAGAAAAGATAACTTCAAACCTGACCCAAAAATTTTAAAATACACTGATTTAGCGAAAGATTATGTTGGAAGTGGGTTTGATAGGGGTCACATGATGCCAGCAGCAGATAACTTATGCCAAACTCAAGAAGTACAAGATGAGTGTTTTTATTTCTCTAACATGTCTGCCCAGTATCACAGTTTGAATGCTGGTGATTGGAAATCATTAGAAACTTTTGTTAGAGATGAAGTGAAAAAAACAGATTCAATTCGCGTTTGGTGCGGTAACGTGGGTGAAATTAAAAAAATTGGTTCTGTTTCTGTTCCAAAATATTGCTGGAAAGTTATTTATATTAAAAAAGAAAATATTTGGAAATCTTTTTTGTTTGAAAACACAACCACAAAACCAGATGGGTTTCAAAACAACGAAGTAAAATTATCTGAGATTGAAAAGCTGACTGGTCTTAAATTTAAGAGTTCATAACTCCGTCAAGATATTTTTTTATTGTTCTTCTTATTTTTTGTTCCCCAAGAGCAATCCACTCTTCTTCAACCATATTGAAAATTTTTCCTACAAGATACTTTTTGTTTCCAAGAAGTGGTTTTGTTTTATCTTCAATTTGAATAAAAATAGCAGGTTTGTTCATCCACTGCATATCAACTTTATGGGTCGGAAAATGTCTTTTCAGATAAGTTAGAAGTTCATCTGAGGTTTCATTTTCATATTTTGATAAAATATCTTTTCTTTCTTGCTCGGTGATACGCATATTCATAAATATAGGTCTATTTATTTGAAAATCTAACTATGGCAAAAGCAAAAGGTGGAGCAAGTGTATCAAGAAAAATTTCTTTTGGTAAAAGAAAAGGTGGGTTAGCAAAAAAATCTTACAATAAACACAATCCAAGACCGAAAGCTTACAGAGGACAAGGACGTTAAGTTTAGTTCCTATAAAAATTAATTACATTTTTATCATGTTAGATAAGAAAAGAAGACTCTTTCGCCTAATAGAATCCTACATTAATGATTTTCAAAAAGAAGCTGTGGAGGAGATGTATGGTGTTGGCACAAAAATTAAAATCCACAGTATGTCTGAATCTTACGCTCAAAATGCAATTCTATTCGAAGCAATTATAATTTTGGGGGACACAATTACGGAACAAGTAATGGATAGAAAGTTAGCGGATGTTTTAATACAAGATGCTATGATATATTTTTTTCCTGACCAATCAATTAAAACAATGGTTAGGTGGGATTCTTAACGGACCTTTTTCTCATTTCGTCCAATAACTCACTATTTTCTTTTTGGAGGAATTCTACTTTAACGGTAAGGGCTGAAACTTTTTCTGTAAGTAATAATATGGTTTTTCTCATATCATCCTTTTCTCTTGAACTTTCTTGTAACAAAGCCTCTAATTTTGAAATTCTATCTCTACAGTCATGACGAATAAATTCTTCATCTCTTTCTTTTCTCATAGCTCTTTTTTCATAAAATCTCCAAGCACTTGCGGAACCTAAAACAGTCACGATTGTGATTACAACTGTAAAAATATTTGATGAATCCATTTGGGACGTTTTAATTTATAAATAGATGAAAGTCAATAAAAAAATATTTTTTTTGTTTTTGGCCTTCTGACGGGATGGAAATAATTATTATTCTTATAGAATAATAATAAAAGTTATAAAATATAAAAAAACTAGTAATACTAGTTCTAGACGAATTTAGGTAAAATCAACACAACACTCTAAGTTCAAAAGACTTTCCAAAAAATTGGTTACCTCGTTAATTGTGTAATTTGATTTATGATAATCATCACTACCTTCTTTTATTTTGACTGATAAAAAAATGGTATGTGAATCAGGTAACCATTGGTCTTTTTCTCGGTCATACTTTTGTGTTGGTAACACAATCATTTCGTTAATCAATAATTTATCACCATAGGAAAGTTCCAAAGAATCTTCCACCAATCTTTTTATGCGTTTAATTTTGTCCACGTCATATCTGAATTTAAAACAACCGAATATAAATGTTTTTTGTTCCACTCATTAGGAGCAATCAAAGACAAGGTACGTCCACCATCAGTCTCTTCGTAGAGGTGGTATATCTCCCCTATAATCGGTTCAAATTTATATCTTGACTCGTAGACCTCCTGTTGTAAAAGAATTGAATTTTGAAGGGTTTCTGCTTCTTTAACGAGTTCTTGATATCGTCTCTTAATCACCCTATCTACTTTATTAAGACCATGACTTTTGAATGAAGTTAAATCCGTAGGTTCAATCTTTGGGGCACCTACGTGCGTAGGGTATGGAATACTCTTTGGTTCTAAATTAACTTTGTCCAAGTGTGATTGAGTCGACATAAAAAAAAAGTCCCTGTGTTTAGGGACAATTTTATTAAAAATATTTTATAAAAACAATTACTGACCTTTAATCATTCCAATTCCGTGTTTTAAAAACTCTTTTGCTCTTGGAGAAACGTGTTGCATTCCATAAACTTTTTCTATATCTTTTACAAGTTCTTCACCATGTTCGTTTTCTTTGTAAAGTTCAATGATTTTGTCCATTGCTTTCGAACATTCTTTTTTTGTTTCGTCAAAATAGTTGTAAGGTTTGAAAGATTTTAAATGGTTCATGATTTCATAAGCTAAGTGCTCACCACCATCAGAAACCTTAGGATGAAGTCTTAAAGTTTTCAAAAGTTCAAGTCTGTCGACCATTCCTCTTATACCATTTTTTCTTAGTTTCACTCCTTCGATATAATCATCATCTTCATCGGCACCAACAATCTCTTCCAAAGATTTTGTGTTTCCTGCGTGGCAGAATTTTCTATCCTCAGACTTTTCAGATTCAGTAACTTGATAAATTTGTCTGATTCTTTGTTTTTCCTCTTCAGTTATAATAAATCTTTTACCCATGTCTATAAATACTGCAATCTTTACAAAATTATTTAGTCCATAGGTTTATGTATAAAGGTAATTTTATCGTTATCCGACAAATGTTCTTTTGTAAAAGAAAAAGGACTATAATCAAACTTATAAAAACATGGTTTGAAAAACTCATAAATCAGTTTAGCACTTTTTTCATCATATACATCTTGAAAGGAGTGATGTCTTTCGTTTCTGAATGGATTTTCAGAAATTAAGGTCAAAATCCTATTAATTTCTTCATCATCTTTAGAAATGAAAGGAAGATTCATAATATCCTCTTGTAGATTTTCCATTTTGATATAAAAATCAACAGTCTGTGTATCAAAAGTCCATTTTTGGAAATAATTTCTAACATCATCATATCGGGGACTTAAAAAAACGTATGGACCCAAGGACCAAAAATTTTCATTTACCCAACCTAAGAACTTTCCTTTGAATTCTGTATTATTTTTTAATATTGGTTTTTCTAAATAGAATTTTTGATAACAAGCAAAAACTCTGTCGTAGGGATTTCTAATATTTGTGATTACACTGTAGTCCAAATAATCCTCTAATATATCATTTTCGTGGGAATGGGTATTTTTTCTAAAATTCACCAATTTGTAATCATTTTTCTTGGTGATTGAAAAAAAATTATACTTTTCAAAAATTTTTTTGGTAATTGAACTTCCAGTTCTCTCAGGTGCAAGCCATATTACTCTGTTCTCATTTGAAACATTCATATTTTAATGAAATTATTAACATTTTGGATTGTGTAAACAGAATCATACCTGTCTTCACAAAAATCCCAAAGTGTTTTGAATTTCAAATAAGGATGTTTACGGGATTTTGACCATTTTTTTGCAGTTTGAAAATCCTCGACAGTCCAAGATAATTTACGTGTAGGCGTTTTAACAAAAAACCCCCTAATTTTTAAGAATAATTCGAAAATCAGGATTTTAAAACTATAAATAAAGTTTTGAAGTTTCATTGAAGATTTTTTTACCAATTATTTCTAATCTATCAATCTCTTTTTGGTCTTTTTCGGAAACCTCAAAGTTTTTGGCCTTAATTTGTCTTATTTCCTCTTGAACTTTCTGATATTGGTAAAGATATCTGTTATATAGTTCGGCTTTTTGTTCGTTTGTGAGTCTTTGCATGATGATGTTTTTGAAAAAATAAAAAGAAGGAACAAAATGTAAATTATGTTCCTTCTTTAGTTGAGTTGTAGATTGAATTTAATTCATCTACCACTGAAAATATCTTGTTTTTGGTATCTTGTTTGACTTTTTTCCCAACTTTGAACAAGGAGTTTAATTCTTTCAGTTTTCCCATGATTTCATCCAAGGAATCTTCGACATTTTCATTACCTGTGCTTGTATCGTATTGAACAGGTTGAACATAAATGTCCAAATCCATCGCAGCGCTGTTCGAACCCGTTTCTAATAACCTTTTATATTGTTTTTTAGTAATTAGAATTGTTCTCACAAGTCTTATGCGTTTGATAAAATCACGTTGAATATTGTTGATGAATTCAATGAATCCCAATCCAACAATAATTCTTCACTATTTGAAGAAACTTCTAAGTTCGAACCGTAGTCATAGTCACCTTTTAGTTTATTACCAGCAATATCCGATAAATTTAAATAAACACCGTCATTTGCCTTGAATAAAAGTTTGAAGGTCCCCAAAAATATACCACAAGCCTCGTCTGAATATACATTGAAAATTTTATCAGACGTAACATCTACAATTTCAACTGTTATGTCTTCAGTATCACCTGATGGTTTGTGAATGAATGTATCATTCTCTAATTTTATAAATCTATTAGATTCATTTCTTACGTTTAAGATTGCCATAGTTTGATTTTCTATATAAATATCCTAATTTTCATTAAGAAATATTTATTGTTATGAAATATCTCCTCACAATACTCTTTTTTATACCAATTTTCGTTTTTTCTCAATCTGAGAAAGACCAAAAAGCTAATATCAGAAACGGAAGTCAAACTCAATCAAATAATACTCAAAGCAGAATAACCACAAATGAGGTTTTCCAAAAGCAAGAGATTAGACGCGAATCTCAGACACCAAAAAAGCAAGTAATTATCCATCAAAGACCCATTTACGGTAATCCATGGGGTTGGAATAGGTGGAACAGATGGGGTGCTCCTTATTCATATTTAGATTACTATGATTGGAATATCTATGATAGATGGGGATACAGAACTCCAGCAAGAATTTACACCTATTCCGATGGTAAAAGAGATACAATCGTAAGTAGAAAAAACAAAACAAGAGTTGGGCTCAACTTTTCAACGGACAATCAAGTTGGTGGATGGATTACAGTTGGTAAATCCATTTATTTTAAGAGTCAGTTTTCAAAAGTAATATCTCATGATAGGTCAGAATTCTATACACACCCTGATGTTAACTTTTTCAATGCAACTTCAACTTGGAACGACCGAAGATTGGAAGACATAACCAAGGGTTGGTCACTGTATTTGGGTATGGGAAGAGAGTTTAAAAATATTGGGGTAAATTTATCTTTAGGTGTTGGAAGAGAGACAGAAAACTATCAATTTTTTGATGAGTATTATCAACTTTCAAACAACGGAAAGTATTCCTTCAAGAATTTTGTTGATGACTACGTAACAGTAAGTATTGGAGTAACTCACGATTATAAATTTTTATCTTTGAACGCAGAAGTTGACCCAATTAGAAAAACCTTTTGGTTGGGTACAGGGTTTAATTTTTAATAGAGTATTTATGAATTATAAATCATGAATACAAAGTTAAACAAAATACAAAAACTATCTGAAGCAGTTGGGGTTCCTTCAAATATTCACGAGACATCGGAAAAGATTTATAAAAAACTTTTCAATTGGGTCAAAAATCTCAAAAAAGAAGATTTACCACCAGGTGTAGGTGCCCAAAAAGATTTGAGAGGTGAATATCAAATTGCAGATTTCCCTTTTTCTACCGTCAGAGTTAAAATTGGTGTTGAGCCTCACAAAAAAATTACCGAACCTGAGTTGATGTCTATGAGTGTCCAAACTCAATCAAAAAAAACTGAGGAATTCAGACTACAGACAATCAAAAGTAAAACTGTTAACATACTAATTCTTATTCTGGTTCCAAAAGATTGGGACTATAACGAATTACCAAATTTTTTTGAAGCCAACAAAGCCGAAATTTTGGAAAATTTGAGTCACGAACTTAAACACGCCTATGACCATCACAAAAAAGAATTTGATAAAATGGAAAAAAGAGCCATTTATCAGGGTACTGTCGGAGTTGGTATAGGTATTGATGCGATTGATAGGTTTATCCACGATATATATTTCACATCCGCCAATGAAAGTCTAGTACGACCAAGTGAGGTTCTGAGTGCTTTGAGAGCAAATAAAATTTCACAAAAGAATTTTTTGGATTTTTTAAAAAATCACGTAACCTACCAAAATTTCAAAAGAATACAAAACTTCAACTTTGAACAGTTTGTTCAGGATATTTTAGCAAAACCAAAACAAGTAAATAAGTTCCTTAAAAAAATTGGAGAAGACCCAACAAATATGAGAGATAAGACCAAAGTTAAAAAGGTCTTAGCCGCAACCTACAATTACATTACAAACACAACTATTTCGAACTATAGGGATATGTTGAAACAATCAATTTTGGACGAACTAATTGGTTTCCAAGGAGAACAGCAAGTAATGTTTACTAATTTCATTAAAAAAGTCTTAAGGTTCAAAAAACCTGAAGATTTTTACAAATATTACGAAAAACAATTCCATTATGTTGCAGATGAAATGATTAGAAAAATAGCTAAAGTCTATTCGTTAATCGACAAGTAAGTAGTCTTCTACAAAAACCTTCCCTTTCGTTTTTTTTAAAGTCAAAAATTTTTTGGTGAACCCGTACGTAAAACCGTATCTATTATTGTATTCCAAAATACCCGTTTTTTTCTTAAGGAATGTTGAAATATAGTATTCCTGTGACCCACCCCTTCTATGAATTGTTCTAAGAGGTAACTCAAAGTTTTTTTCAAACCACTCCCCAATCAAATTGGATAAAATTTTTGGGTCTAACGAAAATAAACTTTTGTAGGGTTTAAAAAAACTCTGATTGTAGTGTAGTTCCCCATTAGAATTTGCCTTCAAAAACCAATCTCGAGTTTCCTCTTCAATAATCCAAAAATCGCTTTCATTTGTGAATATTCCCTTATCGGATATATCCTCAGTAATTTTTTGGAAAACTAATTTTTTCAGTTTTGGATGAATATCTAACATATTTTAATTATCGACCGTCTTAACTGGTTCTTCAAAATTTTGGATAAACCATTTTCTAAATGGTTCTTTCCACATATCCCCGAAATATCCATTCAGAATTGTTTCATACTTATACTCCACAGTTACGGTAGGACATATATATCTTGCATAACTACCCTTATCAAAATATTCGCAGTTATACCATCTGAAACAAGTATCATCATTCTCGTAATCACCAATATAAAACTCCATTCTGTTCATATCATCATACTCTTCACCTGTTTCGTCATCATATTCATAAGGTACAGTATAGTGAATATTATCCACATCGAAAAGAACGTCCAAGTAATTTGTTATTGTCTTTTCTAATTTAGATTCAGAGATTATATACTTCATTATGTGAGATTTGAATCAGGTTTTTTAAGTGATGCGAATATGAGTTGACCCATGTTTTTAACTTGATTTGCTATCTGAGAAACAGGACCTTCGTATTTTGCGGTTGCGTATCTCAATCCATTTTTATTAACAAAATTATCTAATAGGTCTGATGCTGTTTTGTCCCCAACCAAATAATCTTTTGCAATCAAATCATAATATCTTTGAATGCCACTCTGTACACTTGAGTGAAACACATTCTTTCCACTATCAGTATTGCCAACATTATAAGGATTTTTTGTTCTGATAGGTCTCGAGTTTGGGTCTTTTGAAAACCCTCCCTCTGCGGCAAGTTGAGCCAAAGAAAGTTCTACAGGAACATATTTTCCAAATTTATTCTGAGCGTTTTTCGCCGCATCTGCTAACATAGAACCTTTTATACCTAAAAGATTTGATGACCTTGAAGAAATGAATTTATCTGCAACTTTTTCATACGCATCAAAATCTTCGGGATTATTCATATCCAATTGAGCGAATTCACCAGCAGTATTAGTTGATGACTTTGTTCCTGTAGAGGAAGCTTCATATTCGTTATCGGATGATTTTTCTTTTTTTAAATCTCCTAAAAGTTTACCAACAATATCCTCTCCTTTACCTCCAAAAACATTTCTGACCAATAAATCGGCAAAATCTTGTTCTGAGATAGTTAGTTTGATTTTTTTTCCCATACAAATAAATACAACAAAAAACCCTCTTTTCAGAGGGATTTTTATTAGATGATACTGATAGAATTTATTTTGTCTCCTTGTTGGATTTTATCAACAATATCAACACCTTCCATAACTTTCCCGAAACAAGTATGATTTTTATCTAAGTGTTGTGTGTTTTGTCTGTTGTGGCAAATGAAGAACTGAGAACCTCCCGTATTTCTACCTGCGTGGGCCATTGATAAAACTCCTTTATCGTGAAATTGGTTTGGTTTGTCTACTTCACAAGGTATTTGGTATCCAGGACCACCTGTGCCTGTGCCAAGTGGACAACCACCTTGAATCACAAAACCAGGAATTACTCTATGGAAATTTAATCCATCGTAGAATTTTTTCTCAATAAGTTCTACAAAGTTTTTTACTGTTACAGGTGTTGCGTCATCATAAAGTTCGGCGAACATATCACCTTTGTCTGTTGAAATTTTTACTTTAGTCATAATTTAAAAATTATAAAAGAATATAATTTAAAAACCAAATTTCTCATAGATATATACACGATTTTTAAATCTATCTAAATTTGGTTTTGGATTCGGAGCACTTTCCCACTCAAATATATAAAGTTGATTTATAAAATAATCAAACTGTACCTTATCTATTGAAAGGTATTTCAATGCCGAATAAAGTTCTTCAGTGATGTTATTATTTAATTCTCTTATAACAACTCCTGTAACTTTTTTCTCTAAAAAAAAATCTTTATTTGTAGAATAAATTTGTATTGAACCTAATATGTCTCCATCAACGTTAAATGGAGAAAGTATCGTGGGTCCTACTTTGATATTACCCACGGAAAAGAATTTTTCAAATAGTGGATTCATAGATAAACCCAAAATTAAAAAATGAATTTTATTTTCTCAAGTGATTGAAATTAAATTCAATCAATGAAGTTTCAGGCACTGGGTCGTTATATCTATATCTCGGACCTATAAATTGTCTGAATTCCCCTTTCAGCTTTCTATTCAAACTTTTTTCTACTTTTTCTTTTGTAACACCTTCAAATTCTCCTTTCAGGTAATTTTCAGGTGTTTTCAAACCTCTATAAGAATTATTATCGAGTCTCAATACATCCAAAACATCCACGTTGATAATGACTTTATCACCTGTATCGTCAATAGAATTTATTTTATATTTAACCTTAAATCCTGGATGGTTTTCCTGTTGGTTTCCCCAAATGTTTTCGTTTTTAGTTAGACTAGCAACTCTTTTCTTTTGCAAATCCCCCTCTTGAGATTTCAAAGTTTTTCTTTTGTTTTTGATGATATCTTCATGGGTTGCTCCAACTTGAAGCATTTCCATTTCTTTTCTTGTTACGAGTGTAACCCTATCGTCTAATTTATCACTCCACTCCACAGGATTAGCATTTCTCATTTGACGACCTGTGGAAGATGAGTAATGTTCAACAATTTCATACCATCTATTATTTTTGTAAATATAAATCGGATACCACCCATATGATTTTACCTCATAATACGGTACACCCTTGTAATCTTTATTCCAAAAACCTTCTATGTTTGAACCCCTGAATGGAAGTTGGGCAATTGTATATAAATCAGCTTTAGTGTTTGGTGTAACCTTACCTTTAATCTTTCTTGGGTCTATAAAATTTTCTTTTGTAATGGAACTATAATCACCATCTTTTCTGTAATTTAAAAGATATAGTTCTAACAAAAATAATTCATGACCTTTTGGTAGGTTCATATAAGTCGTTAGATTTTTAATAACATCTAAAAGTTCTGCTCTTGTTTTTTTTGTTTTCTTTTCTTCATTGAGATAACGAAATAACTTAACAATATGAGGCTCAATAACACTCTCATCTTGTTCTACTATAACGCGTAACCTTTCAAGTATTTTGTTAAATCCCATCTTTGAAAATATTAACTTTTACATTTTTCAAGCGCCATGTCCAATAAAACCTTTGAGTAATATTTTGTGGAACCTTTTAGGAAAGCACCATCGGTTGGTAATGTAGAACAACTGGCAGTGAGATTGAAGTTTTCTGATGCCTTCAAAGTCACAACAATTTGACCATTATTATTGGTCATAGATTCCAAACTATAGTTTGCCCATTTTTTTCTTAATTCTTTGTCGGTAAAAAGTTCAATTGTCTGACCTATCTGTCCAGCGGTTAATGATGCAACAGCATCGGTTTCAGAACCAGGAACTCTTGATATATCTCCGTATCTTGCCGCCTGCACCGTTCCTGTACTTGCATCTGTTGACGCTGTAGCATCCTCGGCTTGCTCAATTAATCTCTTATATTGAGTTTCTTTGATTATATACTTCATAAAAATTTTTTTAAAATAATATTATTTTCAGCAATTCTTTTTGCCGTTTTAACTCCCGACTTTTTACTTTTCATCGGTTTTGGTTTTTTTTGTTTCTTTGCCATTAGATTTCAATTCTTATTTTACTTCCAAATCCTAACTGTTCGAAATACGATTTTATTTTTTCCCTCAAAGCACTTCTTTTTTGGTACCTGTAATCCGTAAAAACCAATTTCATATTACCTCCATTAGAGGATGGTTCAAATCTTATACTCTTTAAGTCCCTTGCTTCAGGCCAACTACGTATGGTTTTTTTAATTTCTTTGTTGAGGACCTGTTTTATCCATCCCTCAATACCAAAGAGTTCAGGTTCTAAAACACTCAATTGGACCTCTCCATATGCTGGATTTCCAAGCTCAACACCTAAATAATTTTTCAAAAATTTAGTTATGTTGTCCTCTATACTACTTCTATTGATACGTTTTACATTATCACTTATAAGCATGTTTGAATATAATACTAAGGTTTTAACTGTGACGAAATTTGGCTCTTTTTCTTCAAAACTAACTTCCACATAATCGGGAAGTTCCAAGTTTTCGATTATTGCTGGTATAACTTTTTTGTATTTGTCTGTGAATTTTTCTTCACTATATAAAGACGGGAGAGTATACCTACCATGTCTAACTGCGGATTTTACTATTTTATCAATTTCCCATCTACTGATTTCATGGTCATCATTATCATTACTGATAATATCGTTTCCCGTTACATCTCTTAGGAAAGGCGTTGAATATTTTTTAATCAAAAATCCAATTGGGTATGACCAAATTTTCTCAGGTGTGTTTTTTCTAATCCAATCCATAAAAATTTGGAAAAACGCACCCATATAGTCTAAATCATCGTATTCAAACTTTTCTACGATTTGTCTGACTAATGAAACTAATCTTGATTGATTAAGTAAAACTTTTTTGGACATATAGTATAAATATAAAGACCTTGTCTCTTTTAATCTCTATACTCCTCACAAGTGTTGACGTAGAGCTCTAATAGTTCTGCACCGTAAATATCTTTTACGTAATTGTAAACAACGTAATAAACGTCATCGTAGTTTTCTCCTAACACGAAATTTTCATTCTCGGTCAAGAAATCATCGCAAGCCCAAGAAATTATATTATCTGCAAATTCAAACTCATCACCAAAATCATCACATGGAGTAGGATGTCGTTGTATTGAATCATCAATGTAACGGTTCAAGTTATCTTGACCAAGTCTCCTTTTAATCCAAAGTGGTAATTCTGTATTGTACATTTTTTATTTACCCTGGTACGTAAGCGTTTAATGGGTTGATAACAGTTGCTTGACCTTTGTTATACTTATCTATTTCTCCTGCAGTTGCTTTTAAAGCGCCTTTTGTAGAATATTCTTCTGTGAATTTTCCAATACTTTTCTCCAACGTTGCCAAAACTTGTTCGTTACCAGCATACTTTGCAAGATTTTGTTCAACAGATTGACCTAATCCACCAACAACTTGAGCATACATTTGGTGAGCATTCTGTGCAAGATATCTTTCCAACTGAACTGCTTCTTGACCTCCAGTTCTCAAAATATTGAATAGATTTTGACCTTTCAAGGTTCTAGTCAAACCTGGTAAAACTGCAAATAGGGTGTTTAAACCTGCTTCTGCATAATTCCCTTTTTCGTACGCTCTCATCGCATTTACTAAATTATAACCAATGTTGATAACGCTTGCGGCTTGTCCAACCACAGGAAGTACCGAAGCAACAACCAACAAAAATCCTATCCAATCAAAACTTTCTTCTTCCTTTTGTGCTGCCACATACCTTCCAAAAGAGCTATCAATCTTTTGAATTTCAGTATTAATTTTAGATACAATCAACCCCTCCATTCTTCTATTAGTTTCTGCATCCACACTTGCAAAATAGTCGGAACCCGCTACAGGTGTTTTTAAATTTTGTCTAAAATCTGTAAGTTCTTTTTGTTTTGCCGCTTGTTTTGCCGCAACGTTTGCATAATAGGCTCTACTTGCTTCTTGTGAAAGCCCCAAAGGGAACTCAAGATTTAGGTAAGGATTCTTTCTCACTACTTTTGCAACTGCGGTACTTTCAGCGGAGGGAAGGTCCATTGCTCTATTATTAGCATTCAATGATTGAGATTGGTTTTTATCAAATTCAAGGGCTTTTGGGTAATCAGGAGGATAATAACCTCTTGGTACGTCTCTCCATAAATCAACATTAGCTGAACTCTTTACTACCCAAGCCCCTTTCGTCTTTACAGTATTAGTAACTGATTGACCCTTAGAGTTTAAAGCTTTTTGTTGTGTAGTCCCCTCAGCGTTGGGGTCATAAAAATATTTGTTAGTTTGTGCAGGTAAAAGGCCTCTATTACCCCTGTATTTACCTTGTACTGTTCTATCAGGTCTTCCCAAGGGCTCATTAAATTTTGCATAGTTTTTTTCCTCTCTCTCCCAATCAAATGGTAAAGGTAAAGGTGGTTTCCCTTGTACTCCGTCTTTGAGTTGTTGTGAAATTACAGGTTGGGTAAGATTTACAGGTCTAACCACTTGTCCTTTGTAAGGTTTCCCTGCAAAAATATCCATTACTTCTTGTTGGGTTAATGTCTGTGGATATCCACCTTGTGGTGGTCCACTTGGGAAAAGGTTTTTTACATCTACCCCATCTTGTGGTTTTTTGATTGGTCCTCCCGCACTATATCGATAGTTTGAGTTAGGGTTTGTTCTTCCATACGCATCTTTATCTTTTGCATAGAAAGGCAATGTTTGTTCAGTAATGAACCCTTTTTTTTGTAATCTTTTGAATTGGGACTCCGTGATTCTAACCTTCATAGTATTTAAATATCAGTATAGTTAATCGTCTGTGACCGCATTCAATTTTCCACCCGCATCAAATGTGCTGAACTTCAAACCCGCATATTTCATAAGTTCAACCATTTTTGCTCTTAGTTCGTGGAAATAAAGTTCACCATAGGCTTGATTATAAATTTCTGTAGTAATTTTTCCACCATCCCATCCCAATTTTCTCATTGGGGTGCTATCAATAACGACATCGCAATCATAGTCTATAAAATTCTCAGTCATTGAATAAGGACCCACGTGTCTGTCTATTTTTATTTCTGACGCTCTATTTGTTTTAAATTCAAGAACGTATGGGAAAGATGTTGGCATTAAATTATCCCAAATTTTACTTAAAGGTTTTGTATAGTTTTTAACAACATTACTTTCTTTATAATCAGCGGTCCATCCCATGTATCAACTATTTTATTTTGAATATTGAACCATATCCACTATCAGATGATGATTTTACTTTTTCATATCCACCCTCTTCAGAACCAGAATCTTCATTGTCTGATGGCTCTATGTTACCTATCTTGATTTTATTCAAATCCATTGCACCACCACATTTCAAAATTCCATCATCATTTATAAATTCTCTAATGTTGTGTCCCGTTTCAACACCAATATGTAAATGGTCATAAGAACTGCCAGGAAAATCCATAATAAAACCTAAAAGTTGACCACACTCAACCTTATCACCTTTTTTAACTTGGCCATCTTTTAGGTGAGTATAATATACGTCAGGTAAATCTCCATCACTTTTTACTGTAAACCCTAATCCAAATAATTTCTTACCGTTCTTTTTTATAACCTTAGGACCATAGTCATTATAAGTAATTACAGTTCCTGGAGCTACCGCATATACAGGGTCACCAATTTCTGCTTTGATGTCCCAAGCGTTGTTACTTGGCCATCCCGATTGACCTTTATGGGCTCCGTCTCTTGGTATTTTTATATTAGTATCTCCTAATATCTTATCTGAAGCACTTGGGGCTTCTTTTATCCCAAATTTTATCAATCTTAGTAATTGAGACTCTGTTAAAATGTATTTCATGTTTTAAATAATTATAAAAGTAAATTTTTAGCTTCATATCTAGCAAGACTTTCTAAGTAATTTTCCACTTCTCTGTTATCACCAAGATATGCCAAAATTCCATGTTCAACTCCCTTACTTTTGTTCCCCTCTGAATATGAAATCTTTCCATTATTAAGTTCATAACAGTGAATAGATTCATATTCATATTCTTTTTCATTCTTGCGAATTACAACAACCTTAATACATACTGCCTTTCTTCCGTTATGATTTCTATAAGACCTAACAACATCAACAGATAGACTCATACCCATCTGATTCATAAATTTTATGATTGATATCACTAAATCTCTATTCATACCTAATAAATATAAAAATAATTGGGTTTCGTTTGCAATAAAAAAGGGTCCCGTAAGACCCTTTTGTTATAAATTAACTTTTTTGACTACAATCCCCAAGCTGGGTTTGCAATAATAAGCTTACCATCTTCTACTCTTGGTAAATCACCTAAATCTTGATATCCTGCATATTCAATCTCGTGTGGGAAGAATTTTTGACCATTGAACATCACGTAATTATCTCCACCTCTTTCATCGTCTTTTCCAATATGACTGTATCCGTGTTTTTTCAAATGAGTTTTTGCCGCGTCACCTACAGTTGGTTTACCAAAATTTAAATCCCAAAAATTTTCTTTGGCTTCTAGTTTTGTTTCCCTTATATCACCAAATCCTTTGTTGTTCTCACTAACCAATGTCTTAACATCACCTAGTTTTGATTTAACAAGTTTACGGAACTTATCGTTTGAAAGTTGCATACCACCTGTATGTTGTTCGCGGATTGCATTTTTTTCTTGCTCCGACATGTTATTTAATAAATGTTTCATAAATTTGTTTTTTATAAATATGTTAATTGGAACCTGAATTTTTCTTTCTTGGCTCCATCTTTTCAAAAAAACCTTCTTTTGTACCCTTCCAATCCCAAGGTAAGTCATTTTTCATATTGTAATCCAATTGTTCATCAGATACACCCTTAAGTTTTTTCTTCACTTTCCACAACCAAGAAACCTCTTGAGATTCTTTTTTCTGTTCATTAATTACTTTATCAATAATTTTTGAAAGGTCTGATTCAGAAAGTTTAATAATTTTTTTCATAGTCTTCTTTATAAATATACCAATCCGAACTTATTTTTGATTTTAGTTCATCCACTTGCTAATAACCTCACCATCAGGTCTGACCACGGCAAAACCAGTTTTTCTACTTTGATCGACCCCGAGGTAAGGTAAAAACTTTCTAAAGTGGTAATCAACCAAATAATGGGGGTCTAGTTCCTTCTCATACATATTTTCATCATCCATCTCAGGGTCATTGACGTATATTCTTAAAATGAAAAAATTTATATCTTCTATCTCATAAACATCTATGTGGTCAACCATTGGATATATATCCTTGATATCACTTTGGTTAAAAAACTTTGTTAAAGGTTGATTAATATATTTGGCAACATCATCCAATTTGGAGTTCATTGCCTTATAATGTTTATACGTAGGATAATTTATTGACTGTTCATTCATATTAGGCCAAATTTGAGGATTTTTCATTGTCGTCGTTTTTGGCCAAAGTATTATGCAAAATTTGAATAGAATTTGCAATATTTCCTGTACAACACTCCATAGCTTTTAATACTGCCGAATTTTTTGGTAAAACATCTTTTGACGTAATAATTTTTCCATTTCTATCAATAGTTAGGGTCAGTTCTGTGGAATTACCAACATCGGTGACTTTAACTGATTTGATAATATCTGTCGGTTGCATATTGAATTTACTCCTTATAGTCATCAGATATGAATAAACTTCAGTATTTTTGGTGATTGATGATAATTCTTCCTTATTACATTTGGAGCTTCTACATAAACTTTTTATAATGTTATCTGCAGAGTTAAGAGTATTATCATATAAACCGTGCATTTCCTCATGTCTGATTATTTCTTTCCCACCTAAACCCCAACTTTTAATTCTCTCATTCATATCGTCAGGTACTATGATTGTACCCGCGTAAGTTGCAAACATTTGAATTTTTTTCCTCATTTGTTCCATTTCTTTCAACCTACTTGTAATTTCAGGAGTTTGTTGATATTTGTTTAAATCATTTTCCATTTTGTCGATGAAAGAAATATACTCATCAACTTTATCTTTAAATTCACTTTCTATATATAATCCTCCTGTGTTTGTATCTCCGATGATGAAATCAAAAGTTTTTTTATCTAATGTATTAATAGGTGGTTTTTTTGATAATAAATCTAAAATCTCACGTTTTTTATAATAATTTGGTTTAGGTATTCTCCTACCAATATTATTTGGATTATATAAAAAAGATTCAAAAGGGTTGGTACTAAAAAAAGAAAAAGTATTTTTAATTTTTTCTTCAGGGGCGTTCCTAAACCAATTGTATAACCAGTTGTCTCTTGAATCTTGTTCAATTAAGAATTTATATTGTGATTCTGTGATAATATATCTCATGGATTATAAATACTTAAAACAAAAGTTGTTTAATTCTTTTTATATCCTCGTTTAACTTTGGGAAGTATCTATATTTTATTCTATCATCATCAACTTCCTCCATATTGAAATAAGAAAAATAATCTGTTTCTAAATCATCACCCTTTGCAAAAGCGGGTGGATTATAATCATAATCAATAACCATTTCATCTCCATCATCTATGTCTTTTAATGTAACAACAAGATAATTTTGTGAACCATCGTCAATCAATTGGCAATTTGGAGATTTACTATGGTTAATATATCTTCCTAAATCGGAGTATAACAAGTGTTCATCTGTTCCAATTATACCCAAACTTTTTTTTCCCTTCCCAACCTTATCATTGGCAAATACACCTTTACCGTGAATATTACTGTCGTTGATTGAATATGAAAACTCATCTTTTATGTCTTTACGTATTCCCATATAAGATAAATATAAAAAACCCTCCATTTAGGAGGGTTTAGTTAATTTTCATAAGATTTAACTGAAGGAAGACTTGAATATTCACACCAAAGTTCTTCTCTTTTCTTTTTCATTTTGTCTTTGGTTTCCTCAGAAA